AGTTCCCCTTTTCGAATTAAACAGGATTAGAAGTTCTTCGAAGTTGTTGCGACTTACAACATAGTCCTGGTACATGATAAGGATGTTCACATTGAATCGGTTGAAGTTAATTTCGTTAAAAACATCAGTATCAAAACGGACTATTAAACCTTCCTCTGTGCCTTTGGGTAAGTGAGCGAGAAAAATGTCAGTGCCAAGCACATGCTCAGTCTCACTTTGTATGTATGTGGCTATGGTTGTCTCCAAAGGTCCTCCATTTCATTATCCACAGCTTCATCAACAAAGTCCCAGAACCTCATGTCTGGTATGCCTCCAAGCTCACCCTCACTTGTGTCAAGCACATATTCAGCATAGTCAAACAACTTACCGCCTGCACCTGTATAAAACTCGTTCGCGTTCTCACCAGCTCGTTTTGGGTTGGAGAAGAATAACTGAATAAAGTTTCCTCTCCCTGTTGGCCCTTCACCTCTGTAATGTGCGCCGAGAACTCGCTCATGCCCGACAAACACTGCGCCGCGATCTACAAGGTGATATGGAGAGCCGAAAATCTTTCGTTTATCTGCTGATCTTTCTTCATCACTGTCAATAGGGAAAGAGGGTAAAGATGTAACTTTGTGATAAAGATAACCGGCTATATTTCGGAGAAATACTTTCTTTCTCCTACCTTCAAGCCTAATTTTTAATGATCTAGCAGAGTGTGGCATTATTTAAAAAGAACCTCTTTATGATGAAAATTCTGCTGGCGGTCAAGAAAGTCACCGTCAATCGCTGAAACTTCGTATTGCTCACCTTTGTATGCGAAATACGCGTCAGTTAGATCAACATCATCAAGGAGAAAAATCATACCCTTACCTATTTCTTCTGCAACTCCCTGACCGCCAACAGAATGTCTATCACCGATTGAACGCCATACCACTTTCGACCCGAACTCAAGCCACACATCATAAGTGCCGATCTCCTCAGGATCTGTAATTTCCTGTTTCCAGTTCCTAACTCGTCGATAAAATGTAATGGAGGCGTTAGTTTGCATCGCTATTAAACTTATACCTATCTAAAGTTTCCACATCATCTAAATCATCCTCACCAGTTGAAACTCCGGCTCCGGTTGATGATGCGTACTCTTTGTAGAGTTTATCATACCATTCGTACTTCTTTGACAGTTCCTCATAAGTTCGACCCATGCGATAGGTTGGCTGGAATTTTTTCCTTAAAAGTTCAAAGGTTTTCATTCCAGCCAACCTGACCTGAGCATTTGTGTATAAGCCGAGAATACCCGCAAGCTCATCACTTGTCAAGTCGCTTATCGCAGTGGAACCAACTTCAAGAAGCAGAGTGGCCTGATCCATTATGCAATCACGTCGTAGTAGTAGAGACCCAGGTCACTTGAAAGCTGAACAGGATCAATTTTAAGCATCGCCTCAATCCGGAGAGCATCATTCCGCCACTCCATTGGGATGCGTTTAGTCTGGACACGATTGCCCAGCCTTTTATACACAAGTGTGTAGCCAGCTGAGGGTTTAAACTTGCTGGGACGATCCGGGGTGTAGCACAGAAGCATCTTTTTGGTAAGCATGAAGTCTGTGCCCCCACTGTTCACATCATTAACAACTTCAAGAGAATCAACTTCGAACAGTTTTGCCAGCAAGTCTTTGGACACAACCTTATCACTGGTATTTTTCATCTTGCCAGTGATGTCAGGATGTGTTTTCAGGGTACGAAAAACATCGGCAGTCATGATCAGCCGGTTGGGGCTGTAGCCAGTGGTTTTGGCGACAGTTTCTTTACCTTTAAGGATAGTAGCAACCGGAGTAGCTGCACTATCATTAAACTTAAGAAAGTCCCCACCACTGTCCGCACCCTGCAGATCAGCACTCCAGATGGATGCAGTAAAGTAAGTGTCGATCAGGTGTTTGAGAGTCACGCGGTTAATGCGATTAAGCACAAACTCAGTAGCGTCACGCACCGGATCGAACGGGTTGTCATATTCATTCCTATCATCCTTGGAAATGTCCTTGTGGAAGGCATATTCAAGAAGGGAATAAGCCTGCTGACTAACTGTGTAGTCATCGCCAATGGACTCAGTGCTTCCCTGTCGTAGGTAATCACTTACAGTTCCAATATACAGCCAGTCATTCTTGGTGTATTTAGCAATGTAACCAGTAAGCTGAGCAGACCCGACTTCCGGAAAGATCTTGAACATATCAAGACCTACCTCCTGGACGTATTTATTAGCTACGCCAGATACATATTTATCAGTTATTTGATCAAACCAATTAGCCATATCTTCCTCCTTTAGAACAAGTAAACTCTTGCTGTGGTGTCAGTGGTTACGGCTTCAAGTACTACGCCACGAGCGAAAGTGCTTCCAGCGACGGCTTTCACAAACTTGCCACTAGCACCACCAGCGATGGGGTCCATAGCAGCCAGACTTGTTCCAGATCCATTCACTTTGGCAGTACATTCACCGTGGACAACAACTTGAGAAGCCTCATTTGCAGGCCGGCCTATCCGAACTACTCCATAAGGAAGTACCCCAGCAGTAGTTTTTGCACCAGCAAAAGTGACAGCATAACCCTCTTGATCTTCCAAGGTGGCAGACGGCACAACATTGCCAGTAACTATGTTAAGTTCATCTCTCAGACCCATAATGCCTCCTTTTTTAGCTTACAAGTTTATGGGCTTCAATAAAAGCCTCATAATCTGTCATGTTAGAATTTTCTTTTTTCAATTCCTCAGCCTTAGCTTTCACCTTAGCTTCAAAATCATCAGACTCAGGCGGGGTTTCGCCGCTACCCTGTGGCTCGCCAAGTTTCTCAACAACCGCATGAAGCCTTGCAATTTCTTTCCCCATAGCCAAAATCTCATCATTTCCAAGCTTCCCATAGAATCCCATAAGCATGGATTTCTGCTCGTCATTGCAGCCAGTGAGTTTGGCCTGGAGATTTTCTTTTTCAAGAGACTCGACCCGCTGGCGGTAAGCGTCAAGCTGAGCTTTTGCTTCGGGCGGCAGCTCAGGGTCTTGGGCACCCTGCTGTTCAGGCACACGACTTTCCAATTCAGTAATTTTTGCCTGAAGATTATCTATCTCAGCCTGTTTCTCACTGACTACAGCCTGTTTGACTTCCTCAGTGAGAGCTTGTACCAGATCAGGATGGTCTTTCTTCAGAGATTCCAAATTCATAGTATTTCCTCCATTTTCTTTAATTTCATCAATCATACCAACTTTAATAGCATCTTTAGCAAGAAGGATGCCACCTTTTCCGAAGTCACTTCTGACAGTTGCAATGTCTACGCCGCGATTTCTTGCGACACGTTCTTCAAAGATTTCTGCAAATTTATCAATAAGTGATTTATAATATGCCTGCCCCTGCGCTGTGCCAGGGTCAGGTCGTTTATTTGGCGCGTTACTACTTGTTATGACGTAATCAGATGAGTCACTTTTTGAAACTGTGAAAACAACACCAATAGATCCGAACCCATCTGTTTCGTCTGTGGCATAGATGTTGTCACATGCAGAAGCTACCCAGTAAGCCGCACTCATACAATCGCCGCTTACAATCGCGTCAATCGGCTTTTGTCCACGCGATTCAAAGATAAGGTCACAGAATTTGTTAGTACCGCTGACTTGACCACCAGGACTGTCCACATCCAGAGCTATTCGTTTCACTGCTGGATCAGCCAGTGCAGCTTTAAACTGCTTTGTTAAAACTTCGTAAGATGTGCCTATTCCGATCAAGGTTAGGATGTTTGAATATTTAAAAAGTGGGCCATGAACTTGAATGTGTCCCACACCATTTTCGACTTTCAGTTCTCGCTCATCCCTGTCACCAACATCAAAAAAGGCTTCAAAGGATTCGTTACTCATTGCAAGGATTTCTGAAAGTGAATCTTTAGTAATGGCCCACTCGGTGTTTTGAAATGGCAGGATTCCTTGGTATTTACTATCTTTTTTCATGCAGTAGCTCCTAGCAGCTTGCTGATTTCAATTCTGCGTTATGGATTGAAAGTGTTATGGGTTAAAAATAATTTATTGGAGAGTTTTCAGCCATAAATAAAATTTTATCCGTCCATTTTACCTACTAGCTCTTTTTTATCATCTGGGCGATAGGGCAGGGAAGCGATCTGGAGCAGTTCTTCCTCAAGCGCATTGGTGACAGTTATGATCTCTTTATCAACAAGGCGACTAACGAAGGAGGCCAAGCGATCAAGCCGCGCCCGACGCACTTTAACAAACTGAAGCTCAGGATAATCAGTGAGGTTATTGAAGTCACAAATGTCATGGATTAGCGATTTTGTGATCTTTTCAGCCATGAGGCCCAGGATGGTATTGCATGTTTCGAGGAAATCCTCTATATGTGCTTCAGTGTTAGCGTTGTTTGTTGAAGCAAAGCCACCCATAACAGCGAAAGACTCAAGGAGGCCGACAGCCATCTCAGTATTATACCGATTCACTATGTCTGAAGTTGGGATGGTGCTGCGAGTTTCGCTTTTCAGAATGTTAAGTATCCAACCATGAGGTAGGATCACTCCTTGGCTGCTATCCTTCCTAACGTACTTCACCACATTCTTAGCCCAGTCCACTGTTGAAGCAACATTAGGATCGTAGTTGGGGGAAGATGTGTCTGCTTTTGTAAAGTCAAATCCTTCAGGGGCTTGCATGATCGGCAAACCGCCAAGATCACGGTCAATCCCAAGCGCCTCAGATGCTTCAATCGAACTTTTGTAGTAATAAGGTTTGTAAATATGGCGGAGGATGCTCTCACCGAATGGGTTACGACATATCTCGATTGGGATGAAATGGAGGCATTTTGAGATCGGCATAGCGAAATTGGCAGACAGTTGGTAAATTTTGCCGTTTGCAAACTCTTGGATAGTTAACTGATGCCTTGGAGCAACGTCTTTAATATAGATTATGCCATCCCGCACTCCCCATACTTTCTCGTTAACTGAAAATCCGTAAGTGAGAGACGATGCCATGTCTTGTACCAAGCTGTTTATCCCCTGAGGCAAGCCTTCAAGCTGAGCTTTTACAAAATCAGCGTTTGGTCCTACTATCTTCCACTTAGTTGAGCGGAGAATATTCTCAATGCGGAGCATCAGGCCACCGATGATAGGGTCATTTTTCTTCATGTTCCTATACTTGGCGAGACCTTCAGGCGGCTGTAACTCCGAAAAAGGCTCCTTCTCAATATCTTCCTCGTCATAGAGATACCCCATCACTTTCTGCGGAGCCTTACCTTTACCTCTTTCCTCAACCTGCGCTTTTTTAAATCTGTCAAGTAAACTCATTTTCATCCCTCACTAAGTTGTAAATTGAAACTTAGGCAACAAATTTCCCATATTTGCCAAATCGTTCTGTTTTTTCATCTACTATTAAAATGCTACTCACGCTTGATGGCATAAGTTTTGTTTTTACTGAAAAACTTTCAAGATCAATACCCTCAGTCATCATCATTGCATCTGCATAGTCAGGGGAAAAACCATGTTTGCTGACAAATTTCTTCTTCGGCTCCATGTCAATCGGGCCAGATGCAAAATCAAATAACAAGTTAGCGAGTTCTTTCTTAAGACGGGCAGGTGGGGCAACAGGAAAATGATATTTTCTAAAACCTTTGTGGAGACTGTAGAACCCTTCGGCCCTCTTACTTCTATACATCGAAGGTTGGGTAGATTTCTCACTCCCGACGTGCCCCACCACATCGAATAAACCTTTTTCAAGAAGATGGCGGTAGACACCTGAACCTTTCCCTATAGCATCAACGACACAAGTAAACTTACCTTTCCCTTTGTAAAGTCTTTCCCATTGAGCCACAGCCTCGCGCTCAATATCAGGCTCAGATGTGAATGGGAACTCATCCCAACGGATAAATGAGTTACCCTGCCGATGGCAAAATACTGTTAAGTCACCCATTCCGCCTACATCTATTGCCATGACAACATCGCCACCCATGTAAGCTGTATTTTCATGTATAACTGTATCAAAAAGGTCTGGAGTTACAACGACGGAATCGAGGATGCCGATAGGGAGGCCGAGCACTTTGGCCCGGTACATAGGATGGTCTTTACCGTAACGAGTGATGATGCGTTCTTCAAAGCTTTTATCGACAAGAGGAGATTTACGAGAGTCGAAATAGAGAACTTTGTAGTCTTTCCCCTTGCCAGTCGGATCAGAAATAGTATCGTAGTAATATCCACCAGTGGAAACTGGGTTGGAGATCAGGAGGATGTAAGCGTTCTCCTGCGTCATTGCTCCTTCAAGAGCAGTAAAAACTGGATCAGGGACACCACTTGCTTCATCAACTATGATCAGCACATTTTCACCGTGGAAACCGGCGAGTGTGTCATTCAGGTTCACTGAAGACGTGTCCCTGGGAACGGTTCTGGCGACAGCGTACCACTCAGGAAATCCCTTCACATAGAGCTTCTCCGACCGGAGCTCAAAAATATCCCTCAACTCGCAGCGTTTAAGCCAGAAGGATATTTCACTCCACAAGATGTCTTTTAATTGTTTACCTGTTGGGGCTGTTGTAGGGATTCGTGCGAAAGGATGAGTGGATAGGAACCAAATGCACAAAAGTGCGGCAACGGCAGTTTTGCCGATACCGCCACCAGCAGACACGCAAACATTTTTTTCTTCAATAAGCGTCTCACCAATCTCTTTTTGCTGAGAGGTTAGACCAGAAAAGGATAAACCTGTAAAAGATATAAAGCGGTTTACCCAACCATCAAAGTCATTATGATATTGTCTGCTTATCTCATGGCATAGCTTCAGGATTTGATTTTGCTTTGCGCTCACGCTCTAAGTCTTTCCATAATTTTTCCATATCGTCCTCTGCCCCCTTATCAACTTTTCCTATGTTAATTGCCTTTTGCAGAATCTGTGCGAGAATTTGAACTGCTCTAAGCTGCTCCCCGGCATTTTTCCCATCACTTTTATCCAGCTCAATAAGATCATCAAGACTTTTCAAAAGTTTAAAAATCCGGTGCCTGCTTTCACGCTGCAACTTTTTGCTTGCTTGTTTCTCAAGCTCTTCATCAAACTTTTCCTCGTACCTAGGAAACTCGAAAAAGATATGCTCCAACGTGCCCAGCTCTATTCCCATTCTTGCTTCTATTGCGCGGAAGTTACCTAAGTCGATATACTCTAACGCAATTTGTCGCATGAAATCAGAGTCTTTGTCAAATGAATTTAAAACGTCGGATGTCTTTTTCATTATTTTGTCCGTTTGTATGCCCTGTAAATTTGATTAAACATATAAATGGTACATAAAAGCCCATGTTCGGGGAAATTTTCGATCTTAACCTTGTTCCCTTGTAAATCTATAACATGACCATCATCAAATCGCATATTCAAAATTGATGCGACATAAGGAATGGTGGTTCTAATTGGTGCGTAGTTGTGAAGCAATGTTTCTATTGATGTCTTCTCAACAAAATCATTTGGAGGTAGTGTTGGGTCAATCGGGAGAATGTTCTCCAAAAGATCCCTAACAAGGTCTGATGTTCTCATTCCATACTTTTCAGCAGTGAGTTTCATTCTCTGTTTTAGATCTGGCGTCACCGGCACGTTTATACTAGACATCGCAGTCCTCCAAAGATGTAAAAAGTTTATTTTCGATTTGTTCACACAACCGTCTGATTGCTGATACTTTCATTTCAGACCTGCTTACACTTACAATGTAGGTTACACCTTTTGTCTCCACTTGCAGCTTATAGTTGTCTTTGTCATATAACGACATGATGTTTACAGTATCACAAAATCCATTTATGTGAGCAAAGAACTCAATAGGTGTTTTTGCTCTTGAAAGGAAATGTTGAAAACGTGATAAGCGAAGCCCGAAAAACTCACATGCTTTTACTTGCCAATCTGAGTTTATCGACAGGATATTGTCAGACAAAATAGTGTTTATATGTTCTTTGAATAGGTTTGTTACAGTAGTGCTCATTCGACGAGCATACTCCTTCATTAATTTGTGAGTCTCATCATCGACCCGGAAACCTATATGTGCCATCTTTTCCTCCTTATTGAGCTACTAGGTAGAGTACTCCATCTATTTCGCGCTTAGTCGCTATATCCATGAAGTCAAGCTGTGTGATTATAGCTTTAAATTCTTCCATTGTCAAGTCTTGAAAAAACATTCGCATCAGATCACGCATAGGCACCTTTCCTCCATTCGCTTCAAGTATGTGCTGAATACGCGACATATGATGCACGTATTTGTTGCCGCCAGTGAGAAGGTGAACCATTTTTAGCTTCTTCTCTGTTTTGTGGAGCAGGTGTAACGCACGAACATAGTCAATCTTTTCAACTTGAAACCGCCCGTCGCCTATAGCCATCAGACTTGCGAGTTTAGGGACGTGCAGTTTCACTTTCCTTACATAATAACTGGCGAGCTTTGGGTCTTCCTGTGGGTCTATCATTTGTGCACAATACCAGTCATTGTAGAAGGCATGAGCTTCTTTAGACTGTGAAAGTGGGCCGTATTTATCAGCCAGATTGAACAGCATTTCAAGCGCTTCAGCCCTGGCCGCATACTGGTCAGGTGTCACAACTGGATCTGGATATTTACCGCGCGTAGCATCTTCATAGATGATAATGAAGCGGGCAATGAGACCGCCAGCTAGAGCTTCATCAGCTACATTATCACCAAAGGTTTTAGGTACCATGTTAGCCATGAAGTTTAAAAATGGGTTAGGCAGTGAGTATGTGCCGGCAGACTTTGTTCTGTCATTGTAGACTGTTTCCTTTGAAAAAATCTCAGTGAAAAACCGAACAATGTCAGGGCCGCCGGAGGATAGCAAAGTGTTAAACTCGTCGCTTATAAAGGTAACGCTGGAGTGATTAAAATCACCATCCTTCGTTTGAAACACCTGTATGCTTTCTGCCATATCCATAACTATTTTCGCTTTTGTAGTTGCCCCTTCAAAAACCATCATGCCTGCGTCATTGAGTAGTTTTGCCCCAAGTCCCATACTTGTTGATTTGTTACATACTCCAGGTGGTGCGACAAAAAGCAAGTAAAGATTCATGTATATATTGAAAAAGCCTTTTGGCAGCCAGATTCGTTTTTCACATGCTCCAGCAAGCACCGCCAGCCCTACCCATGTGTGGATAAGTTCTGGAGTTTCGTTGCCTGTAGTATATTTTTTATAAAGCTCTAGAAAACGGCAATATTCCATTATCTTTCCAGCGATTCATAGACTTGTTTAATGTTATTTAGATCCTTTACTTCTTTTAGATCTTTCCAGTTATAGCCTATCTCAAAATCGCATGGAATTATCATAGGTAATCCATTTACGACTATCTCCTGTTCTGTGATTTCTTTCATTTCTGGCATCACACTTTCGAGAGTGAGTAGTGAGTCAGGCACACTAACCAACACTGAGTCATGAACTTGTAAGTGAAACCAGATGGGTGACAGTTCAGAAATTGGAAGTATAGCATGGCCAAGATAATCTGCGGAGGTGGACTGTGGTTCTGCTGCTACCGCATCTGTAATCATGCTGTCAAAGAACGGGCCAAAAAACTGAATGACTCGACCAAAGCAAGTTCTAATGTACCGCGACTTCCTGACATCAGTGTTTATCCTATGATGCCAATCATCAAGTTTCGGTCTGATTCTGTAATACTCTGATTTGTGCTGTTTAGCTTCTTTTGCGCTACAGCTCAGGATTTTGGAAAGCAGTGACCAACCAAGCAAATAGTGTGTTGCATGAGCAACCTTCTTCGCGTACTTATTTCGCTGTATTTTTGTAACTTCTTCAAAAGGCACACCAAAAAGTTGTGACGCAACAAAAGTGTGCTGGTCTCGTATGTCGAAGTCACGCAACCATTTCTCATCTCCACAAAGAGCCGCGACAACTCGTGCCTCAGCATTTGATAAGTCCATTTGGATAAAGATGCGGCCAGGATCAGCTTCGTAGAACATGCGAATGTCCTTTGGCTGGTTCTGCATGTTGAAACCACTACCTGTGATACTCTTTGAGGAAGCCCATCGACCTGTGTAAGTACCACAGATGTTCATAGAGAAACGAACCCGCCCATCTTCATTTGTCTTAACTTTGTAGAAATCTCTGCGTTTCGTCCTAGTCTTTATCTCTCTTATCAGCCCAATACGTTGCTTGTGAGGAGTGGGGTAAGACTCAAGTTTTTCAAGTGCTTTATCATTACTCGTGACCTTCCCTTTAAACTTTTGCTTAGGCATGTCTAAATCTTCATAAAGATACTTCTTAAGCTGAACATGAGACCCTACATTTATATCTCCTATCGTTTCATCCTTTATATGTGTAAGCACTTCAAGGGAACGTTCATTATCATCCGCAAACGCACTCACCTTGTCATGATTCACACGGAAACCTGTCAGCATGGCAAATAGGGCTGGGCGGACACATCCCATCATTAAATCAAATGTGCCTTGCGTCTGCCAGAAGTCAATTTCTTCTTGAATTTTAGGCCAAATTTCATGCGTCAGGCAGCAATCCTTCCCGTTGTAGATGTAGAAACTATTGCCAGTTATAAATGTATGACCATCACTTCTACAAAGGAAAAATGTAGATGGTAAAGAAGCGCAAAATACATCTCCATTGAAATATTCATGCGATATATGAGAGCTATTTAAAGTAGTTTCATTAGTACGTTTAATATAACACTGCCAATAACCGTGCCTGTAAGAACAAATTTTAGCTGTTCTATTAGTTAAATGTGCTATGGTAGCTACCCAACTAACATTTTGTTCTATAGTTGACATATAATAAAAGCCGATTTTAGATTTTGCATGCACACTGCCATCCCAAAATTTTACCTCTTCAATGAACATTTCTAGTGTATTATAATCAAAATTAAGAAGCCATCTATCAAAAACTTTTTCGCTACCAAAATAGCTTAATAATCTTCTAATAGTAGGACCTGTTAAAGAACAATGTAATTGGTTACGTTTTTCTCCGCATGGAAATTCATTAATTACTATATCTTGAAATTGACTGATTATATTTTTTAATCTTTCTTTTTTACGTTCTTTTTGTAGGCAAAATATTACTCGTTTATCAACTATTTGCCCGTCAGCTTGTATGGCTGCTAATAATTGAATAGCAGGCTCATATTTATTACCATATTTATAAGAGCCAGCAGTCACTATCGAACTTTTAACTAGGTTATTTGCTCTTCGAACATCTCGTTTATTGTTACGCATTTTTAATAGTAACCTATGATTAGGTGTATACCAGCATTCATGCCTGCCATGCGTAATTTTAATTCCTACACCTTCAAATTTTTTCTTTTTTATTTCAGCCGTTTCAAATTTTAAATTTCCATTAATATCGCTTGCCATTATTATCTCATTATTATTTAATGAGTCAAATCGTTTCCAACCATAAGGAGTTAAAACTTCACAACTACCTTTAATACATTCCCAATCTACAATCTTATTACGGTTTAAGTCTTTTATAATCTCTTTACCCTCATCTTTCCAATATGGCTGCTGGGTGTAAATGGAAGCACAGAAGGCGAGACTCTTTGGAAGTGTTGGAAAGGCTGAGTGCTGTCCGATCATTGTGTCAAAGAAGATGTTTTCATTTCTAATGCCGTAGTAGTAAGCGTTGTGGAAAACATCGTATAGTGCGTTGTGGAACATTTTGGGGACTGGTGAGGCTGCGTAGCGTGAGACTGCTTGCGTCACTTCAGGGACATCAAGAAGCTCCTTTGGGATAACGTAAGCTTCAGAAGGTGAAACTGCGATGCCATAAGCAACCATCCAACCTCCAGCCGTTTCAATATCAACTGCGTGAGGCTCTGTGCAGTGTGCAAGATCGTTGAGCAGTTTAATCGCAGTGTTGTACCCATGCACTACTTCAATGTCTCGTTTTGGGTAGTAAATACTTCGGGTGTCT